GCGGCGCTTTGATTGGAGCAATGGTTCTCACCAACACCGCCTCCAGGCTAATGACCAACCCGAGATTCGTTAACTGGATGGGCTCTGCAACAAGTGCAAGAGCGGCATCTATGCCGGGGCACATATCAAGACTACAGGAAGTAGCCAGAGGCGCTGACCCGGAGGATCAAGAGGCCGTATTGGACTTCACAGACATGCTTTCCAGATTGATAGCAGGGAATAATTAGATGGGATACGATGGATCAGGAAACTTTACTAGAGAGCGAAACTTCAGCGCCGATGCGTCTGCTGGTATCAAGATACTAGCTTCCGCTATGGACAAGGAGTTTGATAACTTCGCTTCTGCCGCCGAGCAGGCGGTACTACGGGGTGGGCAGAATCAGCCTACCGCCGACCTCCCAATGGGCGGCAGGAAGCATGTTAACGTGGCGGCTGCCACATCTGCCAGCAACTACCTCAGAGCGAGGGAGTACGTTGCTCAGGTGCCGATCTTTACTAACGACACCTCTGGAGCAAAGACCAAGGTGTGTGTAAGTGCTGATTTCTACGCATCGGTTTCTGCTAATCAGGCACCGCCTGACGGGTCCAGGCTTATCATTAGGTCAAAAAACCACAAGAACGGCTCCTGTGTTATGTACCTTAACGGCGGTCTGGGAACATCACACTCAGCCAACATTTCAGACAGCTTGGGCAACAGGATCTACGAGAATGCAATCGCGTCAGGCGGTCTCTATGAGTTCATGTTCGATGCGTCTGCTGCCTCTTGGCAAATACTTAATCCAGCTATAGCGGCGGTAGAAGTTTCTGTTAACTTCAAGATCGTGGACGACACTTCTGCTCCAGCATCAACGTCAGCCATTGGCAGGGTGGACGGACTCAGTCTTGTGATGACAAGGGACGGGCAGGAACTCCACACGGCGTTCAAGCCACCGACAAACAACATTCTGTCGGTGTCGGTATCTGCCTCAAGTAACGACTGGAGGGGAATCTTCTCTGCCATACCTCAATCATACAGGGTGGCCTCACACGGCGAGGCTCAGGTGATGTATATCAAGGCTGGCAGTGTAGGCACCGGAGGATTGAGGTACGGAACCTCAGGATCAGCGGTGTTCGCTCCTAAGCCAGAGCCAAGCATATGCTCTGCTAACATAAATATACAGATACCCTCATTCACGGTAACTAACTTACTAACAGTAACTACATCAATCTGATGTTCAAGTTGAGGATAGGTCGGTGGACATTGATCGATTTAAGGAGCATCTTCGATGGAGCGAGGGGGTCCGTAACTTCCCTTATGAGGACAGCGTCGGAATTCTCACGATCGGCGTTGGTCGCAATCTCGAAGAGCGCGGCCTTACAGACGAGGAGGTTGAACACCTTCTCCACACAGACGCGAATAACGCCATTGAAGACGCTAGGAGCTTTGATTACTGGAATAGTCTTAATCCCGCTAGGCGTATTGTACTCGCTGACATGTGCTTTAATCTTGGCATTACTAGGTTTAAGGGGTTTGTTAAAACTAACATTGCCCTACATGCCGGTGACTATGAGACAGCGGCTGACGAGATGGTGGACTCAAGGTGGTACCGCCAGACAGGGCGAAGATCTAAAAGGCTAGTTAAGGCAATGAGAACAGGCATATGGGAGTCCTAGAGGCACTTATAGTCAGATGGGCAAAGAATAAGGCAAAGAGGTGGATCTTGAAAAAATACATAATAGGCGCTCTGAAGAGCAAGACGTTCGGACTGGCGTGGCTGCTAACAGCAATGACATGGCTAAGCAACAATACAGCCGTTGTAGATGCGGTAATCCCGTCTTCGTGGCAAGAAGTTGCGGGCTATGCAATAGCCCTATCCATCGCAGTGCTTAGGGTTGTAACGAACAAGCCCTTGAACGACAAATGATTTCCTTAGTTCATCCTGTTATAGAGCATCTCTTGGAGAATAAAGTTGGATATATCGCGCCATTCCTAATACTTGGGGTGGGAATGGGGTATATGGAATACCAGATAACAGGGCTTGACGATAGCGTCAGAGAACTAAAGAGCCAATATACCGAGGACAAGCTCATAGAAGCCTATACGGATCTCTGCATGAATCCTGGTAACTCATGGCTCATAGACCGGATACAAGACCTTCAGAGATTATACGCTGATGCCAATGGAAATAGGTACAACCCCCCTCCGTGCAGCCTATTAGTGAGGTAGACAATGGCATTCCCATACGAGATCATCACCTACGCAATAACAGCGTCATTCCTATTTGGAGTTCTCGCAGGCTTCATTATTGGAACCCATATATCAAAAAAATGACTCCAGTAGTCATCAGATGGCTGGACGCGGTGAACCACGGAGACGGAGAGGGGCTACCCAGGCACCGGCCCGCCGCTCAACAGGCCATAGGATGGCTGCTAAAGTACGATTCTGAGGGAATATCCTATTGTAGCGAGTATTCCGAGGATGATGGCTCGTGGAGGGATGAAGTATTCATTCGCAATGCTGATATAATATCAGTCCATGAATTCACCGAGTAGCGCCGACCAAGGCTTTGAGATATTTTTCTCGGCCAACCCCCTATTCATAGCGGATCTCAATTGGGGTCCGGTTCCAGATGACGGCCCCAGAGTCATCGAAAGCGAGGGAGATGGTTATGAAGACAAGGAACGGTCTGAGTGATTTCGGGGGTGCGGCATGAAGAAGCTGTACCTCGATATCGAGACAGCGCCTAACAAGGTGTGGGCATGGGGGTTGTGGCAGCAGAACATTGCCATCAACCAGATCGAGGAGCCCGGTTATACGCTTTGTTGGGCGGCAATGTGGGACAAAGGGCCGGTCGTTTTCGAGAGCGGCAGGGGCATGATCAAGAAGCTCCATTCCCTTCTCGAAGAAGCTGACGTAGTCATACATTACAACGGCACCCGCTTCGACATCCCCACCGTCAACAAAGAGTTCTTGTTGCAGGGAATGACGCCGCCCTCCAGCTACCACGAAATCGACCTTCTGCGCACTGTCAGGAGACGATTCCGGTTCTCATCCAACAAGCTAGACTACGTCGCGCAGCAGCTAGGATTGGGCGCTAAGACGCAGCATATGGGCATGGGCCTTTGGAGAGGCTGCATGGACGGCGATGAGAAGTGCTGGAAGACTATGGAGCGGTACAACAAACAAGATGTGCGGCTCCTAAAGAAGCTCTACGAGAAGCTTCTGCCCTGGATACCAAACCACCCCAACCACGGAGTTTTCACAGAATCAGATGATCCGACTTGCAGGAACTGCGGGTCTAAGAATGTCAAGAAGAACGGTATCGAAAGGAAGGTTACACTGCCTTACCAGCGATACAAGTGTCTTAACTGCGGCGCACCACTGAGAGCCAGAAGCAGGCTCAGGGCCGCAAGTGACGGAGTATTGGTATAGGAGGAATCAATATGAGTGACTACGAAGGCGACTATAGCCTAAGGGCTCACCCTTTAGCTAAGGCGTCAGAGCAACAGATTGGCGGGAACCACTATAAGGACATGGCGGTTCAGCCAAGCGAATTTATTCACAAGAATTCCCTCAACTGGTGCGAGGGGAGTGTGATCAAATATGTTTGCCGACATAATTCAAAGGGAGGCAAACAGGATCTCCTGAAAGCCAAGCATTACCTAGAACTCCTAATCGAATGGGAGTATTCAGATGCTGAAGGATAGGCTAGAAGCGAAGATACGCAAGGATTCCAACACGGGATGTTGGGAGTTCACAGGTCACCGTAACGAACATGGTTACGGCTACATCTGGGACCGCGAAAAAGGAGGTAAAACCAGGGCGCACAGAGCGTCATACCAAACATACGTTGGGGAAATCCCTGACGGTATGCTGGTATGCCACGAGTGCGACAATCCAGGATGCGTTAACCCCGACCACCTGTTCTTAGGAACGCAATCCGACAACATGAGGGACGCCGTTAAGAAGGGCCGCGCGTCCACCGACAACCTATCTGTATTCAACAGAAAAATCTGTGAAGAAGATGTCAGTCGTATTAGGAAAGCCCACCTTTCAGGCGCCAGACAGAAAGACATAGCAGAAGGCTATGGTCTGAGCGCATCGTCAGTTAGCCTTATAGTTAATGGCCGACGCTGGAAGGATGTTGTCTGATGGTTAGGGAGACGCCTTATGACTATGAAAGTAGATAAATTGGCAGTAGACAGAATCAAGGAGCTAGAAGCCCTACTCGAAGCTGAAAGAGAGAAGAGCAATATGCTCCATATGGAGTATTTGGCCCTAAGGCAAGTGCTATGCTTAATGCAGGCAGATCGAGAATACTCAGAGCCAGTGTCGTTGCCCTCACCGCCAGCCTATCACTAGCAGCCTGCGCGGGTACGGACAATCGGGGATACCCGAAGATAGCGCTAGGCTATCATGACAGCGTGAGTGTTAGCGTGTTTAACCGCGCCGACCTTTCACGTTATTATTGCCCTGGATCTCCTATGCTTTGCATAACCAGGGGCAATACCATAACGTGCAACTGTCCGTTGTCCTTCTAGCGGCAGCCGTAGGCGTAACGGCCTTACAGGTTCACGAAGGCGTCATTACCTCCATTGGAACATGGAGGTCCGGTATTCATTGGGTTATGGTTGGCGGGATTGCCCGCCCGATGTGGGACGTTCCTACTGGATTATCCAGGGGGGATTGGGTGAGCTTGCAATGCACATCTCGTTGTTATATCGCTGAGCTAAGAAAAAGGGAAACCGCCAAAGATTTAGCAGCGGAAAACTAGCCGGATCCTCCTTTTTAAGTTAGGTGGAAAGAACGGCGGCTTCCCCCAAGAACTACCTCCCTATAAAGTCTTGTCCGACTAAGTCAGCGTAGTCGTCAAGGAACTCTCGTTGTGCCCTTGGCAGAGCCTCTAGGGCTTCAGCGATCTTGTTGGCGCTCTTCTCAATCTGGCTTGTAATGATAAAGACCAGCACAGAGAACAGGGCAGCGATAGCTGCGAACGACACAAAGAGCAGCCAAGTAATTTCAATCTCACCCACACTATTCCCCTTTACAAAATTATGTCGCGCATTTGGTCGAACTCTGTTCTGACACACTCAGCCCAGAAGTATTCTACATGGTTGTCGTAATAGGGAACATCGATTTCTCCCCTCCGCTCAAGGCATTCCTCCTGAGTATTGAATGGCTCATGCCATATCGAAGATCCCCCGTCAAAAGACAAGACGACCATAAACAGAGTAAACTTGGTCATTTCGCCGGACCCTTTAGCCACTGGTCGTATTCTAGTAGGTTGAGGAAAGCCTCGAAATCTGCCAGAAACGTCTGATACCCCTCCCGCCGTACAGTAGTCACTCCCGTATCCTTAATCGAAACGACGACTCGTTGGTCGTAGATGGATCCAGGTTGGGCGTCTAGCTCTTCTTCTCTGGCTTGGGCGTAGGCCGACGTTTGAAGGTACGCGGCAGGTCGGACGGACCCAAACTTCCAATCAACAATGGAGCGTCTTCCGTCGAGCGTTGCGTCGAGATCAAGCGTTCCAGCGTAGTCGTGAGCTTTTGAGTAAACCTTCGTCTCAATTCCGTGAATTTCGATATCTTCATGTTGCTCCCACCAATCCCTCCAATGCTCGAATAGCTGCTCATCTTCGGGCAGCACCTCCCCTGGGCTTCCTCTTGTGATGAAGTCCTCCACATTGCCGTGGAGTCTTGTGCCACGATCTCTGGCGACGGTATCGGTCCCGGCCCTCTTTCTGAGAGACTCTGCGAGAGCTTCCCACTCGTCTTCGTCTAGTTCGTCCAGATTACCGATGAGACCGCCCTTGATTGCTTCTAAGAGCTTTTCCTTATACAGCCCCGCCCCGTACCATAGTGCAGCAGAAAACGGCACAGGCACCCCAACAGACGTTACGCGGGTGATTGGCCGCTCATCGATCCAGTATCCGGTAGACCGCCCGCGCTTCTCGTAGGTAAGTGCTACGTCATCGTCGTACAGATAATAGGTTGTCACCGCACTTCCTCCGCAGTTACCCAGGCCAGCGAGTCATCGTTTAACTTCGCTTTCCAAAGATCCCTATCGAGTTCAAGTAGCTCGCAGCCCTGATCGAGACGCTCGACGAAGACTTTGTCTCCCGGCTTCCGGTCTCCCTGATGTGGCCGGACCCCAACGCTCCAATTGAGTAGTCGCGTATGTTCTGATGCCGCCTTATACGCTTCTTCTGCCGAATCGAACTTACGCGCGTGACGGATGTTCATCGTCGTCTTGATGACCTCCGTGTCGGTCTTGCGCCTACCGCCACCAGCAGTAGACTCTCCGGGCTTGTCATACTTCGGATCTCGCCAGTAGGTCTCTCGGTGGTCGTACGCGGTCGCATATACAACGTACTTAGAAGTAGCCATCTCCATCCCTCCCGGTAAGTATTCGCCTAAAGCTTCTCTGAAGAGACAGGAAGCCGTGCCCCGATGCGACTAGATGCCGCGTTCACTCGACGCGGGAGTCCCGTGACCTGGGAATCCTCTTCAGGTCTAGCCGACCTCGCAATGTCTATGAGTATATCGTTCAGCGATGTGTTGACGTTATCGAGCGTCGAATTGATTTTCCTCAGACGTTCATCTAAGCTCATGATTTTTCTCCTAAAATGGAATGTCGTCATTAAATTCTGCGGTCGGAGCGGCAGGCACTGGCGCGCTTAGCTCTTCGCCGTTAATTGAAAGATCAGGCGCGGCGGGCGAGGCAGTTTCACTGATTCCGGCTGAAGGAGTTTGATCCACTGCGTTAGCCTTGCCCACCGTGCCCGAGAGCTTCCAAGACGCTTCCGCTTTCTCTTCTACCTGCTGGAAAGAATCCGTTGGACTCACCCATGCTTTCAGAAGCGTCTGTACAAAAATCCATCGGTCTTTCGGAGTCCTGCTGCTTTGGGTAGTCGCCGATCGCGGCGCTGAATAACCGTTGACTGCCGGAGTCGCTACTTCTGCGGTAGCCGTTCCGACGCCGCTGAATTTGTTAAACCACTGGCTGCCGTGGAATTCGGACGAGTCGAGAGTGACTGAGTCACCGACCGCGTACGCCTCCGCGAATGCGCCGTTAGTGGTGTTATACCAAGTCTCGTCACCTTCTAGCTTGACGCCCCACTTGGGCTTTCCGGCCGATGTCGTTTGACCGCTCGAAATATATCCTATTTTACCCTGTGCCATTCTTAATCCTCGCTGTTTTGCTGAAGTAGCTCGTCGTCTAAGCTCTGACTCCAGGCGTGGTATTGTTGATCCAAGTCCATCCGGGCCATCTCTTC